GCTCGAAGCAGCAAACTAAGGAGCAAAGGAGCACTGTGAAAAACAAGATTGCAGAATTACTGATCACCTATCAGCTGATCAGCGCCTTAAAGACCAATCCCCGCAACGCCCGAACCCACACAAAGCATCAGATTCGCCAAATCGCCAAGAGCATAAAGGTCTTTGGCTTTACCAACCCCGTCCTGGTTGATAAAGACAACACCATCATCGCGGGTCACGGGCGAGTGGACGGCGCCAAGGTGAATGGCATGACCGTGGTGCCGACAATCCGGCTAGAGAACTTGTCGCCCGATCAAGTACGGGCCTACATCATCGCCGACAACCGGTTGGCTGAGAAGGCCGGCTGGGATAAGTCTATTCTCGCCATTGAGTTGCAACATTTGCTGGCCATCGACGACGATTTTGACGTCAGCGTGACCGGTTTCGAGATTCCCGAGATTGACGTACTCCTCGCCCCGGACAACAACAGGCCGGATCCGGACGATACTTTTGAGGTGGCTGAAACGTCGCAGGCCGTCACCAGCGTGGGAGATCTGTGGCATTTGGGTAAGCATCGCATCCTGTGCGGGAACTCCGCTAAACGGGAATCCTACTCACAATTGATGGCCAGTAGGCGAGCCGGGGTGGTCTTTACTGATCCGCCCTATAACGTCGCCATCGACGGCCACGTCTCGGGAAATGGCTCGGTGAGGCACCGCGAATTCCAGATGGGGTCTGGCGAGTTAACCGACTTTCAGCACGTCTCTTTGCTGGCTTCCAGCCTCCGACATCTGGTTCATTACAGTACAAGCGGTTCAGTGCATTTTGTCTGTATGGACTGGCGGCACATGGATCATCTCCTGAGCGCTGGCCGGCAAGTATACGATTCCGTCCTCAATGTGTGCGTTTGGGTCAAGAACAACGGCGGCATGGGTTCTTTTTACCGATCGCGACATGAGCTGGTGTTCGTCTTTAGAAACGGTAAAGGGCAACACCGGAATAACGTGCAACTCGGTCGTTATGCCCGCAACCGCACCAACGTCTGGGAATATCCAAGCGTAAACACCCTCTCCAAGGTCAGCGACGAAGGCAATCTGCTGGCTCTGCACCCCACCGTGAAACCTGTTGCACTGGTGGCCGACGCGTTACTGGATTCCTCGGCTCGCGGCGATGTGGTACTGGATGCATTTCTGGGCTCGGGGTCAACCCTCATCGCCGCCGAGCGGACGGGGCGCGTCTGTTACGGCATCGAGATTGATCCTGCCTATGTTGACACAGCCATCAGGCGCTGGCAGCGCTACACGGGCGACCACGCGATTCACGCTGTCAGCGGAAAGCGATTCGACGACATTGCTAACGAGAATTTGGAGGCGTCCCGTGGCTAAGAATGACAACCCAGATTATCCGGTCGGCTACAAGAAGCCGCCGAGCCACACGCAATTCAAACCAGGAAAGTCCGGGAACCCCAAGGGCCGCCCAAAGAAAGGCAAGACGGTCGCAGACGTTTTTGAAAAGGAGCTACGCAGTCCGGTCACAATTTCGGAAGGCGGAAGGCGTCGGAGGATCTCCAAGCTCGAAGCGATTGCCAAGCAGCACGTCAATAAAGCAGCGGGTGGAGACGCCAGGTCCACACGGATGGTGTTTGACGCGACTAGACAGTTTCAATCTGATCGAGAGGACAATCTTGGCTCGTTGTTGCAGGAGTTTCGCGAGAAAAACGCGCGCCACTTTGCTGCCGACATAAGCGAGATCGGACGGCGGATGGTGACGAATGAAACGGATCCGACGAACAGCGGGCCACCAATCGATACGGCACAGGAAGACTCATAGTGCACAGGTTTAACTTTGGCCCCAGAGCCGAACGCTTTGCGATGCGCCCGCCGGAGGAAGACTGGCCGATCAATATTCTCGAAGGGGCCGTACGCAGCGGCAAAACCTGGTGCCTTCATCCCAAGGCACTCTATTGCTGCCGCTACAACGTTTCCGGTCGCAAGGTGATTACCGGTGTTTCGAAGCAGAGCATTCACAACAACGTCTTAGCCGACCTCTTCGATATTGTGGGACCGCGTAACTACAGTTACCACCGGAATACCGGTCAGCTATGGCTTTGCGGCTGTGAATGGCTAGTCATCGGCGCCAAGGATGAGGGCTCCGAGCGGTACATTCGTGGATTAACCGTCGGCGTCGCGCTCTGTGACGAGCTCAGCCTGATGCCGCTGAGCTTCTTTCAGATGCTGCTCAGCCGCATGTCACCAGAGGGCGCGCGACTCTACGCTACAACCAATCCTGACAGTCCGTACCACTGGCTTAAGGCCGGATATCTCGACAATCCGGAGCTGAGAGACAAGCGGATCCTGTGGTCCGACCATTTCACGATGGCAGACAACCCGAATCTGACGGCAGAATTTGTGAAGACTCAAGAACGGCTCTATACGGGGTTCTTCTACAAGCGATTCATCGAGGGCCTGTGGGTTGTTGCCGAAGGGGCGATCTACAAGGATTAATGGTCCGAGGAGCTTCTTTACGATCTGAAAGACGAGCCGGCTGGACTTCGGTTTCAAGGCGGCCACGAACAGCGGATCATTGCCATTGACTACGGGACGACCAATCCGATGGTTTTCCTGGACATCTACGATGACGGCAAGCTGTATTGGATCGTGCGCGAGTACTACTGGGATTCAGCAAAACAGCTGCGCCAGAAGACCGACGCGGAATATGCCGACGATCTGGCCGAGTTTATCGGCCCCCAGCTCGACGCCAAGGTGATCACAGACCCATCTGCGGCATCGTTCAAAGTCGAGATGACGAAGCGCGGCATCTGGCACGTGGACGCAGATAATGATGTAAACGAAGGTATTCGAATCACTTCCATGGTGCTGAATCAGCGCCTGGCACGATTTTGCCGTCAAACAACTCCGAACACAATCCAGGAAATGCAGGCGTACGCGTGGGATACGAAGGCGGCACAGCGAGGCGAAGAAAAGCCATTGAAGGTGCATGACCACGGTCCTGATGCGTTCCGCTACTTCGCCAAGACCGAGGTTCCGTTTTGGAGGCTGGCAGGGTGACGACCGAAGTCTAAGGAAGAATGGGCTTGGCTGGAAGCCAGGCATCGCTCGGACGCAGGGTCGTTAAGCAACCTTGCTCTTCTTCTGTTCCGCCCAGCGCTTTTTCATCATTTCAGACATACGCCTCCGCGCGGCTGGACTCATTGGCGTACGTTTAGCAGCACGTTTGCCCTTCCTTGCGGCCCACCGTTTCTTCATCGCTTCCGAGATGCGTTTGCGAGCTGCCGCGCTCATACGACGCCGTTGTCCGCCGCTGGCGGGCTTGTTCTTCGGAGGACGACCGCGACGGGGAGAGGATGGTCCGCTGGGTCCCTCGAGAGCGAGAATGGCCTGATGAATCCGATCGCGCGCGGACTTGAGTTCTGAAAGCAGGCTTTGGATGTCCACAAATGTCCTTTCGGATACTGATGCAGTCGCCGAACATTGTAGCAATCGGATCTTATTCAACGTTAAGAGATTACTTCGAGACCGCGTTGGGGCTGATCCGCAGTGGTCAGGTGCAAGCGGGATCACAGCGCATCCGCGGCGTGCCAGAGCGCTCCCAACTCCTCTCCGTTTCAGCCACTTTCGCTTGACTTCCTGCCCCTACAGAGCGGGAATGTGATGCGAACTGGAGAACCTGCATGAATAGTAATAATGATGATGGAATCAGCGCAAAACTCGAAGAATTGCCGCACTTGCCGACCCCCAAGCTCCGCGATCTTTGGCAGGAACTATTCGCCAAGCCCGTCCACCCGAAGCTTCGCCGCGACCTGATGATCCCCGTTCTCGCTTACCGAATACAGGAGAAGGCCTATGGCGGTCTGAAACCCTCCACCCGCAAACGCCTGCAAAAACTGGCCGGAGAGTTAGAACTAGATCCCAAGGCTAAACTTCAGCACAATCGTCAGCTCAAGACTGGGACCAAGCTGATTCGCCAGTGGCAGGGCGAGACCCACGCCGTCCTCGTTGTTGACCGGGGATTCGACTACCGAGACAAACGGTACGAGAGCCTATCTGAGATTGCACGCCAGATCACTGGCACCCGCTGGTCGGGACCACTGTTCTTCGGGCTGAAGCAGGCGCGGAAAGAGAGGTCAAATTCATGAAAGCCAATGTGGCGGCTCGCGTTCGATGTGCCATCTACACTCGCAAATCCTCTGAGGAAGGACTGGAGAAATCCTTTAATTCCCTGCAGGCCCAGCGCGAAGCCTGTGAAGCCTACATCTCTAGCCAGCGTCACGAGGGATGGCATGCGATACCCAAGCAATACGACGATGGCGGCTTTTCCGGCGGAAACATGAATCGGCCGGCGTTGAAACAGTTGTTGGAGGACATTGCTGTCGGCAGTGTCGACACCATCGTTGTATACAAGGTCGATCGCCTCACCCGCTCACTTACCGACTTTGCCAAAATGGTCGAGGCCTTCGACGAGAAAGGGGTAAGCTTCGTCTCCGTCACCCAGC